AGATAATACTAAAATTAAAGTAGAAGAAAATAAACTGTTAATTATAGATACAAAAACATATCATGCTGCAGTAACTGCAACAGATACGGACAGAAGGGTTGTAATAAACTTTAACTATTTATGAAAAATTTAAAAAGTTATATACTCCATTTAAATAAATGGATTCCTAAAAATATTTTAAATGTTACTATTAAAGAATTAACAAAAGAAAAAAATTGGGAACAACATAAGTGGTCCTATTCAAAAGAATTTAAAAAACAATCTAAAAATGGTAATAAGGAATTAGATGTCTGTAATGGAAATAGCTTAACACATCTTAAAGATTTACATCATTTAACTTGGAAAGCTTTAGAAAAATATATTCTTATTGATAAAATAGGAGGAGAAATTTTTAATGGTTGGAAAGGTTTTAGTAAAATTAGATTTAATAGATATAAAAAAAACCAAATAATGTCTAAGCATTGTGACCATATACATGGTTTGTTTACCGGAGAAATTAGAGGTATCCCTATACTAAGTATCATAGGAGTTTTAAATGATGATTATATGGGAGGAGATTTTATTATGTTTAATGACTATAAAATAAAACTTAAAGCTGGAGACTTAATTATATTTCCATCAATTTTTATGTACCCGCATTTAATTAAACCTATAAAAAAAGGAACAAGATACTCATTTGTATCTTGGTGTTATTAATGAAAACTATAATACTAGAGTCCTATGGATTCCAGGATAAGTTTAAACACCATGATTTAATTCAAGATCAATTAATTAATTTTTTAAACAGAGCTGCAAATGATTTTGATTGTCATCCTAAAGATAAAATTGATTATTTAGATTGGCAGAAAAGCACAGACATGGATAGAAAATGGGTAAAGTTTATAAAACCTTTACTAGAAAAACATTTTTTAAAATGCATTAAAAATTTAAAGTTAAACACTGTACATATTAGAAACCTATGGTTTCAAAAATATAAAAAAAACGGAGTGCATAACTGGCATATACATAGTAATAATTATACAGGAGTATATTATTTAAAATTTCCCGAACATTCTACTAAAACACAATTAGTCAACAAACAAAAAATATTAGAAATAGATGCTAAAGAAGGGGACATAATTATTTTCCCTAGCTTTGTGGTGCACAGATCACCTAAGATAACTGAAGATATAGAAAAAATTATTATATCATTTAACCTAGATTTTGATACACTTGAGGAGGATTATAAAGTATGAAATTTGCATTAAGAATTGAGAAAGAATTAAAAAGATCAACGTGTTTATATGGTTTTGATTTTGATAATTTTGATGGAACAGATTTTATAGAAATAATAGATGATGTATTAAAAAACAATTCTAAATGGAATTACAATAGTAATGTTAAGGGAAAAAGAACAGAGAACATTTTTTTAAATAATGTTGTTTTTGAAAAAATTATGTTTTCTAGTAAAAATTATTTATCTTCTTTTACAGATTTATTAAACCCAGAATATACTATGTTAGATGCCTATGGTATTAGACTGGACAAAGGCGATTGGACCGCAAACCATAGACATGGCCAAGCTGATGTTTCTGGTATTCTTTATTTAAATAGTAGTAATCAAAAATTATTTTTTCCTGAACTTAAACTTTATGTTAAACCTGAACCAGGAAGAATTTTATTTTGGGATAGCTTATTAAGACATGAAGCTAAACCCAACCTTGAAAAAACACCTAAACATGCTATAGTTTTTAATCTATACTACGCAACAGGTTAATTTTCAGATTGAATTACTTCGTAATCTAATATAATAGCTAGTAAACAGGATTTTATATGTTACAAAAATTAGGAATTGTCCCCGGATATAATAAACAGGTTACAGAATTAGGCGCTGAAGGACAGTGGTTTGATGGTAATAATGTTAGATTTAGATATGGTTCACCAGAAAAATTAGGTGGTTGGGATCAATTGGGTCAAGATAAATTAACAGGAGCCGCTAGAGCTTTGCATCATTGGGATAATAATGCAGGAACTAAGTACGCAGCAATAGGTACAAACAGAATGTTATACGTTTATTCTGCAGGTACATTTTATGATATTACGCCAATAAGAGTAAGTATAGCAAACGTTACTTTTTCAAGTGCAAGCGGCACTCCAACAGTTACTGTCACATTTTCAACGTCTCATGGTATGCAAGAAGATGACATTATATTATTTGATGGTGTAAGTGGGGTTACTGCAATAGGGTCTACTTTTAATGACGCTTCTTTTGAGGATAAAAAATTTATGGCAACTTCAGTGCCTACATCTACATCAATTACAATTACAATGCCAAGTAATGAAACAGGAACTCAATTAAATAATTCAGGAGATGCTACAGGCAAACCTTTTTATCATGTCGGCCCATCTCAACAACTAGGTGGATTTGGTTGGGGTACAGCAAACTTTGGTGGAACTGCTTCTGGTATTGCAACTACAACTCTAGCAACTGCTTTAACAGATACAGTCACAACTAATATCGTTCTTGCAAACTCAACAGCGTTTCCAGATGCTGGAGAAATTAGAATTGGTACAGAAGATATTAGTTATACAAACAATGACCCGGCAACAGGGACCTTAAGTGGAGGAGCTCGAGGTGTTAATGGTACTACAAAAGCTACACATAGTGCAGGAGCAACTGTAAGTAATATTTCAGCTTTCGTTGCATGGGGTGAATCTTCTACAGACGATGTAACACTTAACCCAGGTTTATGGGTATTAGATAATTTTGGTACAAAATTAATTGCACTTATTTATAATGGTGAATGTTTTGAATGGGATGCACAACCATCAAACGCTACCTCAATTAGAGCAACTCTTATTGCAAATGCTCCTACTGCATCTAGACATGTATTAGTATCTACACCAGACAGACACTTAGTATTTTTTGGGACAGAAACAACAGTCGGAGATAAAACAACACAAGACGATATGTTTATTAGATTTTCAGACCAAGAAAATATTGATGGGTCTACAGCTTATACAGTTACTGCAGAAAACACAGCAGGTACACAAAGACTTGCTGCAGGTTCTAAAATTATGGGAGCTATAAAAGGTAGGGATGCTATTTATGTATGGACCGACACTTCATTATTTTTAATGAGATTTGTAGGTGCACCTTTTACTTTCTCTTTTGAACAAGCTGGAACTAACTGCGGATTGATTGGTAAAAATGCATGTGTTGAAGTTGATGGTGTTGCTTATTGGATGTCAGAAAATGGTTTTTTTACTTACGATGGTCAATTAAAATCTATGCCGTGTCTTGTTGAAGATCACGTTTATGATAATTTAAATAGCACAGCTAGAGATTTAATTAATTGTGGTTTAAATAATTTGTTTACAGAAGTTAATTGGTTTTATTGTAGTAATGGTTCTAATCAAATAGACCGTGCGGTTACATTTAATTATTTAGAATCAACTAATAAAAGACCTGTATGGACTGTAAATTCAATAACAACAGAAACTAATTCATCAGGTGCAAATACAAAAATAGGTTTACCTAGAGCATCATGGTCAGACTCAGCTGTATTTAATAAACCTCATGCAAACTATTATGATCCTGATAGCAATGTTTCTTATGATGTAGTTGGTAACACTGACGGCTGTACAATATATTATGAACACGAAACAGGAACAGATCAAATTGATGCTGGAGGTGTGGTTACACCATTGAAAGGAACAATTACATCAGGTGAATTTGATATCACACAAAAAAGAGCTGCGTCAGGTCAATCAATTGGTGCGCCAGACATCAGAGGTGATGGTGAGTTTATTGCAAAAATTAGCAGAATTATACCAGATTTTTTAGAACAAGTAGGAAATACAAGAGTATCACTAGTTACCACAGATTACCCGACTAACACTCCGGTAGTAAGACCTTTTGATATAAAAACAACTCAAACAAAACAAGACGTTAGAATAAGAGCTAGAGCAATTGCTTTACAAATTTCTAACACAGCTGCTGCACAAAATTGGAAACTAGGTACATTTAGATTAGACATAATGCCTGACGGGAGGAGAGGATAATGGCAATACAATATAATTTTTTAGCACCAATAGATCAAAAAGTTCGTGATCAAGGTTATGATTTTGTTTCTCAAGATAAATATTTAGAAGATGGTTTTAAATCTACGGATGGTATAAGTTATGAAGGAGATGGTTCTCCTGTATCTTATGCTAATTCTATGGGTGGAATTATGACTCAAGCACCTATTCCTGTACCTTTAAAATATATACCAGAAGGCGGTGGTGGTGGTGATGGTCCTACTGAACCCACTGGTCCTGATCTTGGTGCAGTTACTGCAGATGATTATGGTTATGGTGCAATAGGGAATGATTCTTCAATGAACATGACAGAAGAAGAACAAGAGGGTGTTGATAGCATTAATAATGCAAAAATGAGTAAAATGGGTTTGGCTAAAACCCTAGGAGCATTTGCTTTTATGGGACCCTTTGCAGGAATTTTTCAAGCGTACAGACAAAATAAAAAAGCAAAAGAGGACGCAATAGCCGCAGCAAAAGCTGCACAACAACAAAGAGATTTTGATGCTGCTAAAGCCAATCAAAGAACGAGTAATCCTAGTGGTAACCTTGGTGGACCTGATGGGACAAGTGGTGGAGATTACACAGGCGGTGCAGGTTTTGCATCTGCTAATGCTTATGGTGGCGATGGTACTATGGATAATCTTGGTGCAGATACTTTTGCTAAAGATGGTGGTAGAATAG